GTAGATGGTAGACGTTTCAATGTCCAGGACACGTCGCATTTTGGCAATTTTGGACACCATCAAGAAGCTTCATGCTTAGTCTAGACCGGGGAGGAACTCCCTTAGGGTCTGCGTGTGTGCCACATGGGCAGTCTGCACACCCAGCCCGAGCCTAGTAAAGCCAGAAACTAGTGGATAACAGGCAGTGGTTCAATCCAAGACCACAATTTTCGGATTCCCATCCTTGGATGCCGGTTTCGGAGAGAAATCAATCCTCTCCAATAAATTCACGAACAGCTTGGTCATCTTCTACATCAACGGGTACCTCAAACCCTAAATAGTTGTAATGACCAGCATCACCAATCGAATCTAAGAAAAGCACAGCAACGAATTCTGGTTGTTCATCAAGAATATTTTGTGGCAATCTGTTCTTTGTCCCATTTGTTTCACAACCGACAGCCAACCCAAAAGTTTCCCATGAAAAATTCTGCAGTGTGACCCAGTCAAAGTTTTTGTCCCAGTCGGGTACATTTTCTCTGACATCTGGATCAACCTCTCGAAGAATGAGTTCATGCAAATACTCAACGCTAGGGCAAATTTGTAGATGGGTCCAAATAAGACCTCTCAATGCCCTAACACCACAAAGTAGTCCAGACCCACTAACATTAACCCTACGTTTAGTAGAGTTGACTGGTGGGCTGTCAGGCCTTGATCCTATGACAACAATGTCATCGGGTGGCAAAGAAGCCTGAGATTTAGGACTATCTGGTATGGGTTCATAAGGTTCGGGAGTGAATAAAACCTGATCAACATCAAGATCTTCTGCCAACCTAGGACCAACAGTGTCCAACATTGGATCTGATCTCCTAACACTTAAACCATCAAACCACTCTCTGAGTGGCTGACCAGTAGTAAAGGCTTTATCAAGAGCCTCCAAGAAACCTGGCCAAGTTTGTGTCGGTAGTCGATCAAACAGGAGTAAACCTTGATCTGTGCCATCAGGTAAAGATGACAGGACATATTCGGGGAAATATTTTTGTGCTACTTCAGACACAGGTGATAAGCCCTTTATAAAGTCTAAAGGTGTGTGCACAAGAGGTTTCAGATCAACATCCATTACATGAATTTGGATGAAAACCCCAGAAACAGTCCGACCAGTTCTGCCACGACGTTGTTTTAAAGTTGCTTCAGATAAAGAGTAAAAAGAGACATCCACTTGGTCACTAAAAGTGCGTTTCCCAGGATTAGGATCCGTACCTTTAGTATGGAAGTTGACTTGGATGTCATGTGTTGGCGTAATAACAAATTGTACATCTGGTATCGTCAGACCAGCATCTGACACAGATGTAGATACATATACACTAGCATTTGGATCAATGTCTTTGTCTTTCGAAGACAACAGACAGACCCTTTTATTAATTGAACCAGCTATTTGCTCAGCATTTTTGCGTGTTGGGACAAAGATCAAGACCTTCTCAAAGCTAACCCGATTATTAGCAAACATAGAGCAATATTTCATATAGTCTGTCATGGAAAAGACTTCTTTAGAAGCTTCCGTGACCTTGAACTGATTAACAGATGGTAACTTAAAAATTTGAGGTAAACCCTCAACAGGAGTTGCAGTTACACACATCGATAAACCAGAATAAGACTTTAGAATATTACGTGCTACTATGTATGTAGGTTCATCAAGATGGGCCTCATCTAAAACAAGGTAATTGTTAGGATCTCTAAGTGTAGGATTCAAAAGGTAAGACTGGACTGTTGTGTAAATAATCCGGTCTTCAGGTTTGAATTTGTGTCCTTCAGTGCAAATACCAACACCTTGTGAAGGGTATAAAAGTTGCATGTAAGAACCTACACCAACACAAACGAGATGTCTAGGGACAATTACAACCACACGTTTCTTAAGAGCAAGCTGCATCCGCATAATCAATCTAGTTGATTTGCCAATACCAGTTGGCGCATCTAATGTGAAAGAACCTTCGTATCCAGGTTGCTGTAACTCCAATTTAGTATCAAAGGGTTGAAAATCTATAGACCCACTAGGGGATATATAAGCAAAAACCCAAGATAGGAATCTAGCAAGAAAGATAGAAGGAGAAAGAAGATCAAAATTGACCGGTGTCACTGGCAGTTGAAAATGAACATGTGAGAGTAAGTAAATTATCACTAGCTCCCAAACATGTAATTCTAACTCAACTATAATCTGTGATACACGACCAAAAAGAATAAAAACCGCATTGACATAGAAACTGTCAAAGATGCGGATTAAGTCGAAAATATTAAAGAACCTTCGTTTGGTAACCCATCTAGTCAGGATGTTATAGAGGTAATGCCGAGTGGCTAAAACCCCATAACTCTCATCCTGGATGGTCAAGGTATCATTTCTAAGGAAACTATAATTAGTCCTGGCCAGCAAGATTTGTGCTGTAGCAGGATCAGATTGAACGCCATTTGACATGGCGACATAAGTAAGGGGCCAAGATAGATTCTTGCTTGCCTTCCTCTGGATCCAATCAGCCCAGATCGTATTTGTATATCTTGGTGACAACAAAGTTGGGAAATCAGAGATCCAACGAACAAACCTATCAAAGGGGTCCGCTGATTCTGTGACAACGATCAACTTGTCATCATCCTCTGTTTCAATGGTGGAGTCCTTATAAGGAAAAGGTTCTCCAGAATACCATTGTCTAAGTACCTCATTATAAGTAGGAGGTGTGTGTAATCTCTTAAGGGACCTGTTAGTGTCGACGCAGAATTTGCGTGCACGAAGATAGGCCCTTTGTGCTTCTCTAGCACATTGATCATACACCTCTTTCTGATGAGCACATAGATACAAATAGGACAGTAGGGCGTCATAAGAAGCCAGAGGATCGCGAGCCTCTTTAGAAGTCAAGGCCTGACCCTTGATTTTGCCGATCAACCGTTCAGTGTCATGAAAGGTTGCAAAGAGTAGAGGAGCTGTGACACCAGCTTTTTGAAGCTCAGAGACTATATCCGGAGTTAAAGGTAATGGTTTCTTGGACAAGAAGGAGAACTTGAGCAACTTAGCATCGGTAAATTTACCACTTTTCAGATTCTGTAAAGTTGGTAGATAATCTTGACCTGGTGCTTCATCCCTCATTATAGTTCCAATTTCAGACATCCTGGCAATCATGCGTCCAGGAGTCCAGCCAAACACAGGGTCATATCCTAGGACATGATCATCCCCAAAGTTTGCCAGAGTATTGAAATTGAAGAATTCCTTAGCCCTGAGTCCAGTTTCACGGCGCCAAGCCCATAGATAGTTTACAACTAAAGCTAGGGAATTATCAGGCGTTGTTGCGCTGTGACCAGTTGTGAAACCTTGATGTTTTTCCGCAATGTCTCCAAAATTTTTGAAGCCTAGAGGTTGATCTCTAAGCTGTAAATAGGACAAATCTATTAATTGACAGATTTTGTCATATTGGTCCCGATCTAAATGTGAATACCCCCGCTTTCTAACAGCGGCGATCAACCTTAAAACGACAGGGGCCTGTGTCGAATCAAATGCAGTCATGTCACCAGCAAAAACCTTCTCATGCGAAAGAAGAGATGACCAGAGTCTGTTGAAATTTTGCCCATTAATAGGCATTCCAACTTTCATAGGTGTCTCCCATACTGCATAGTTATGGTTTGGCTGATAATTAAAGACAGTTGTCATTACATGATGGGTAAAAGCTGACCCAACAACTGTTCGAACAGAACGTGATAATGCTTTCTTTAATTTTAAAGTCTCCCATTTTGTGAAGACAGGTGCGGGTAAGACCATTCTAGAAGCATTATAGAAGATCTTCTCCCATCTGCCAAGGAATGCTTTCTTGCCACCCATGGCTTGAATAACCTGGGCCCGAGTGGCTTGAACTAGTCTTGAACCTTTGCGAGACCCAAACCCAAAACCCATATTGAACTTCTTGACCCAGGCCCTGTACACATCCTCAAAGCTTGTAAGCCTAGAATCAGCATATTGAGCTTTAACAGACTGATACAAGTCCTCGGCCAAGATATCAAATTCCTCCATGTCATCTAAGGTGTTCCCAGTAAAGTAACGGGCAGTGCTTGTGATTTCTTCTGCAACACCTGTAAAAGTTGCAGAATGTATATAACCAGGTATCTCAGGGTAAAAGTCAGAAGGAAGCCAGCTCCTTAGTGTTGTCTTTACAGTCCTGAAACCTAGCGCAAAGTTAGAAGTTCCCATCAACCAGTTCTTCCAAGAACCCCATTCAGCCAAGTAAGCTGATGATTCTGGTCTGGTCAGTGAATCAATAAAAGATTGGTCCACTGGGAAACCCATTTCTTTCATCACAACATAGGTAGATCTGATACTCTCAAGATCAGGTGGTTTATAGGCTGCCTGAATAAATTCAGGCAACCTAAAAGAGTCCATTTTCTCAACGAACCTAACAACTGAACGTCGTGTGAGTGAGACCCACTGACGTCG